AAGCCGCACCTGAAGCTGCCGAACGAGAAGCCGGTTACGGTGGCCGAGCACTTACTCCAGCTATCCTTATCTACTCAGCGGGCTTCGACTTGGTGGGCAGCTGAAGTCAAGAAGCTCATCCCGCTGGCCTTGCAGCAGGAGCGTTTGGTGGGCGCCGCATTCATGCTGGGCCTGCTGGCTGGCGTGGCGCTAGGGGTGATACTTGGGATGGCCTTCTAGTGGAAATCACGATAGAGGGGCTGGATGAACTAACCGAGAAGCTGGCTAGGCTCAAGAACGTTCCGGTGAGTTTGGTATGGGAAGGCATCGGCCAAGATGTCACTCAAGAGGTGCGCCCATATCCGGCCGGGCCCAGCCAAGAAGCGGGCAAGACCTGGTATCAAAGGGGTTACGGCTCCCGTTATGTGCGCAAGAGTGGGGGGCTTTCATCTGGCTCTAGGACTTCCGAGCAGCTGGGCCAGCAGTGGCGCCAGCAGGTAGCCGAGAACAGTGTAACGATAGAGAACCTGGCCTCCTATGCTCCCTTTGTACACGGAGCAGAGCAGGTCGGCTTCCACGGACGGCAGGGCTGGCGGAAGCTGAAAGAGACGGCCGAGGAACTCTTGCCCCGCATCGTTGCGGGCATTGAAGAGCAGATACGCCGGATCATTGAGTCGCGATAATGACGATGGGTATGGGAGATAGACTATGCTAACCAGAGTTCGCACACATCCGCTGTACGGCGAAGTCAAGGCGATCACCGACGGCGGCGAGCATAAGCTGCTCGTCTTGGGCGCGCCCTTTGGCTCGCCAGAGGATCTTGACTGGGACGGCCAGTTCTTCTCGGCCAAGACGGACTTCATGCTGGAGCTGGGGGAAACCAGGCCGGTGCTCTACATGCATGGCCGGGGCCCGGAAGGCAAGCCGCTCCAGAGTCCGGAAGTGGTGGGCAAGGCTGTAGCCGTCAAGAAGGACGAGAAGGGCCTGTGGTTCGAGGTAATCCTGGACGTGACCAAGGCCCTGGGAAAGCGACTGTGGGAGAAGGCGCTCAAGGGCCTGGTGCGCGCATCTACCGGCTGCGTGGCGCATCTGTTCCGCGAGGGCGATAAGGGTGAGATTCTGAAGTGGAACATCGGCGAGCTGTCCCTGCTTGACCTGGGGCAGAATCGCCGGCCGGCCAACGACAACGCCATTGCGGTGGCGCTCAAATCTGTTTATGCGGACGCTGACTTGAAGTTCCCAGAGGAGTTCGACGAGGGCTCGGAAGAGCTAGTGCCGGACTCAGAGGAGCCAGAGCCGGAGTCTGAATCTGAAGTTACTGTAGCCGAGTACTCCGCTGCTGTTCTAGCCTGGCACGACTCAATGGAGCGACTGCTCACCATGGCACAGGCGGCGGCACCAAAACCAGAAACTGAAGAGGAGTTGTAATGGACCCGAAAGACGTTTTGAATGAGGTCATCGCAGGGCTAGACGCCCGCGAGGCCGAGAAGGTAGCAGAAGCCGAAAAGACGGCAGCTCTCCGTGCCTCTATCGAGGCCGAGTATGCAGCCAAGACCGCTGAGGCCGTTGCGGCCGCGAAGGCGGAGATGGCTCCTGCGTGGAAGGGTGGCTTTGCCACCAAGAAGCTCGTCGGCAAGAATGACCCGAAGAGCGAGCGGAACGATGCAGTGCTGCACTGGCTGCGCACTGGCGACACCATCGCGCCCGAGTCCATGGGCTACGAGAAGACAGCCGATGATGGTTTCTGGGGCGGGGAAGAGTACGCCAAGGCGGCCATGCAGGAAGACACATCGTCCGAAGGAGGTTTCCTCGTGCCGATCGATTTCTTCGATCAGATCGTGGCGCGGCGAAACGAGCTCTCCATCGTGCGCAAGGCGGGTGCCCGCGTGATCTCCACCAGCCGGGACAGCATCCAGATCCCAGTGGAAGGTACCGCGACAACCACCTTCGTCTCGACTGCAGAAGAGGCGGCAAGCAACCAGAACGAGCCAGTCCTGGACCCGATCACCGTTCTAGTCCCGAAGTGGACCAAGAATATTCGGATCTCCAACGAGCTGCTGGCCGATCAGGCCGCCAACTTGGACCAGTTCATCGCCAAGGATCTTGCGGACAAGATGGCCATGACCGAGAATCGGTACTCCATGATGGGCTCCGGCTCGGCGCAGCACCTCGGAGTTTTCGTAACCGACGCCGCGTATGGCCCGACCGAGTTCGCCTTGACCTCGGACAACCTCGGCGGCGCGCTGACGTTTGCGAACTTCATCACCGGCGCGTATGGCCTGGCCTCCGAGTACCGCGAGAATGCCTCGTTCTTCATGCACTCCCTGAGCGAAGGTATTCTGCGAGGCCTGATCTCGTCCAGCGTCCCACTGTTCCCTGCGGGCAGTGCGGCAGCCGGGCAGGCAGTCAAGCTGTCCCAGCTACTTGATCGTCCCGTGTACAACCAGCGGAACATCGAGCAGACCTCCGATGTCGCCGACAGTGACGACGTTGTCACCTATGTCGTGGCCCTCGGAGACATGTCCTACTACGCTCTCGTGGAGCGGAGTGGGCTCGAAGTCGTGCGGAACCCCTGGCTGTATCAGGCAACTGACCAGACCGGGATCTTCGCCAAGTTCCGTCAGGGTGGAGCCCCGCTCTTGGGCGAGGCGTTCACGCTGTTCCGGGCGATCATCAACGCCAGCTGATCCTAACTGAGGCACGGGGAGGGGAAGTCCCCTCCCCGCCTCTCTGGAGAAAACCATGAAAGACTTCATCAACGAGTCCTACATCTGGGTGGACCAGCTGCCCGTTGCGGGCTCCTCAGACGCAACCTCTGACGGTACGGCCAACGTAGGGCCTGGCGTTCGCTTCGATGGCTGGCGCTATGCAACGCTGATTGCCATGACGGCCTCTCCGTCGGGAACCTCTGATGGCACCATGCTTGCGCGCTTGCAGTATGCCGGATCTGTCACATCGAGCGACACGGCAGACACCGACTTCGCCAACTTCGCGACCGACGCGGTTACGTCAGAGCTTGCCTTTGCTACCTCTGACGTCATCGTGGATGGCATCGAGGGCGTGGCGATCGTCGACGTTGACCTGTGGGCGGCCGGCCTGACCAAGGGCGTTGTGCGCTCCCAGATCCTGCTGAACGGGACAAACGTTGCTGCCACCGCGGCAGTCATCATCTTGTCGCGGCGCAACGGCGGAATCCCGGCTCAGATCGCCGCGGTCTCGCGGTTCTAGCTTAACGTGATAGAGGGTCGGGGACTTATCACCCTCGGCCCTCTATCTCCAACCCATGAGCTCATACATCGCGACCTCGGACTTTACCGAGTTCCAAGACTTCGACACGGATACCGTCGTCGACACAACCATGATGGCCGCTATTATCACGCGCGCGTCGGGGCTGATCGATGCCTACTGCGGCCGCATCTTCACGCCGGCGTCGGACCTGACAGACGCCACTCGCTACTATAGCCCGCTCGAGGATGTGTTGGATAACACGCTCTTCCTGGATAGGGACCTCGCCGCGGCCACGACCGTTACGAATGGCGATGGCGTTGTGGTGGCGGCAAGCGACAGAGTGTTCTTGCCGTCGGGCGAGATAACGGCCATCAGTGGCCCGTTCTACGCCATCAAGCTGAAGGCCAACTCCAACCTAGTCTGGACGTATGACAGCGATTCCGAGAACTCCATCACTGTCTTAGGAAGCTGGACGTACGCGCTCACCACCCCAGACGTTATTACGCATGCTTGCCTGCGCCTGGCGCAGTGGATCTACAAGCAGCGCAGTTCGGACAGCGTGAGCGATCAGCCAATCGTCATGACCTCGGGCCTAACCATCATGCCGGCGAAGTTGCCGGCGGATGTGGTTGACATGCTACAGCCGTATCGTCGAGTACGCATAGGGGCCTCGTGACGCAGGTAGTTGCCATCTACGCGGCCATTGCCGCGCTAGTGCCAGTGTACGACAGCGACGTGACGCCCATAAAGGTATGGAACGGCGCGCTGACGGGCGTCATCAAGCAGGCGCTCCCGAGCGCAGCGCTGCCGATCCGCATCCTCACTACCACGGGCGAGAATGAGGGCAGAGACTTTGCCTTCATCGCCCTGGGCAAGCTGTCAAAAGTGGTATGGACAATAGAGGACCTGCTACTTATCAAACCGGTGGCAGAGGGGGATAGCCTCAAGACGATGTCGCCGTACCTGATTACGTACTGCGATTCGTACATCACCGTGCTTAGAGACTTGCGCGGCCCCACCAGCAACTCGCACGTAGTGGCGGCCGACTTCAAGCCCGGCATGTTTGAGTGGGGCGATAACCGTTACTTCGGGGTAGACGTCAAAATCGAAGTGGAAGAGTTCCAAGGAGCCGCCTAATGCCGCAAATCCTCGACCTTATGCAGATCCAGGCCGGGACGAATGACTCGGACTGGGGAACCGTGATGACCCTGACCTCTAAGCTCATGGGCATCTCGGACGTAGAGATTACGCCCGAGTTCAACGCCGGGCTGCTGGAGGAAATCCGTAATTCGGTACACCCGGGCTACGTGCTCGTCAAGAACCACGTGCAGGCGAGCGCCAAGCTGTCGGGAGCTGTGCTGTATGAGGACTTCCCCTACTGGCTGGACGCCGCCCTCGGCATACCGACGGAGGCCGACCCGAGCATGGAGGCCCCAGGCGCAATCCGGTCCGACCGAGTCGAGCCTGTCGACGCTGACCGCCACGATTCCGGCGCGGTGGATGTCGATGAGGGCGATGAGCTCGTTCAGCCAGGCGTAGGCC